GAGCCGCCCGAGGGGATGTTCCAGTGAGCATCCGCGTCGTGGGCTACACACCAGAAGGCCGTCGCATCGTCGTGGATGAGGGGCCGCAACAGGCGGTCACGCACCAGACGACGCCGCTGCGACAGGTCGTCCGGCGAGCCATCCATCCTCACGCGACCGGCGACCGTCTCGGACTCCCCGGAGAGAAGCGCGATGCCGTCTGACCCGACCATGAAACGCATCCAGCGAAAGCGGACGAAGGGTTGGACCATGCCGGATGGCGCTATCTACGTCGGCCGCGGGAGTCCGTGGGGCAACCCGTTCGTCGTCCACCAGCCGGCATCGCCCGAGACGCGCGCCAACGCCAAGTCCCTGTTCGCGGCCTACGCCACCGGCCGCATCCTCGGTGACCTGGACTGGCTCGATGCCCTCGAAGGGCACGACCTCGCGTGCTGGTGCGCTCTCGATCAACCGTGCCATGCGGACGTGCTCATCGCCCTCATTCGATACGCCCGGTCCGAGAAGCGCGATGCCGTCTGACCCGCTACCCGAACCGCCCAGCAATCAGAACGTGCGCGACGCGGAGTGGTTCGACAAGGGCTGGAAGGCTGCCATGCGCCGGATCGCGGAAGGCGAGCAGGAAGCGCGCACCCTCGCTCGCGCCGAGGTGAAGGAGAAGGCGCGACAGGTCCACGCGCAGCACGACCTCGGACACCAACTCGGAGCGTGGCCGAAGGCGTGCGCGCTATGTGCCGTGTTCGATGACCGCGCCGCACTTTCACGTCTAGGGGAGCGCGAGTGATGGACACCCTGCAGATCCCGCCGGGGACGCTGTGTGTCGTCAACGCCCTTGAAGGAACGGTCTGGATGGAGCAGAGTAGGCCGAGGCTGCGCTGGCTCGCCGATGTCGAGCTCGACGCCTGGGCAGCCACGGTGGAGGCGCATACCTATGGACCACGCTACCCAAACCCTGCGCTCCGTCAGGCAGGAGGAGGAGCGGGCTTCACGTCCGAGGATGGGGCCGTGCCTGGGCTGCATGGCGTTCAGGACAGACCTGCTGCCCGGTAGATCCGGCGGCTACCACGTCTACTGCGAGCGATGCGCATCCGTCGTGAGGACCGCTGCGAGCCTGAAGGACCCAACCGATGAAGCATTCTGATCGCTACTACGCCGCGATGGCCGATCGCGAGGCGCGGGACCACGATGTCACCAGCAAGTACGCCGGCAGGCTCTACGTCTCGGAGGGAGCATTCGGCAGGGCGTTCAACCGCTTCCGCCCGAAGGAGCGCAAGGTGGGCGTGCGCAACGTGAGCGGGCACGTGGTGTGGTGCACGCCGACACAGATCCTCGTGATGACCGCAGGGCGTCGACTCGAAGGCGAGAAGGTGTCCGCTACGATGATCGCCGCATCGCTCGGCGTCGCGACCTCCACCGTGACCCGAGCGTTGCTGTTCCTGTCGGCGTGGAAGCTGATCGCCTACGACGTGACGATGGGACGCAACGGCGGCATCACGTTCCTCAAGATGGCCTGGGCGGACCTCAAGATGCGCTCAAGAACGGCTTGGGCGAGGATGCAGAACGACCGCGTTCGTGCGTGGAACAGGCTCGTGAAACGGCTTGAGGACAGCCTCTACTTCACCTCGGGCCTAAACTTTGCGACTAGTACGGCCATAGACGCAACGTTTAGCGAGGCGACCTGAGATGGTGACCGCGGAGGAGTGGGATCTGCGGGCGATGACCGAGAACACGCTCAAGCAGGCCGTCCTCAAGGTCGCCCGTGAACGCGGCTGGCACGTCTACCACGTCCCGCAGTCCACGATCAAGAGCGCGGGAGACCACGGCTTCCCTGACCTGGTCTGTGCCAGGGTGGGCGAGCTGCGCTTCATCGAGCTCAAGCGCGAGCAGGGCACGCTCACGCCCGAGCAGCAGGACTGGATGCACCACCTTCCGGGGGTGATCGTGCTGCGGCCCTCGGACCTGGATTCGGGGCGAGTCCTGCAGGTACTCGCATGACGGCTTCTGCGCTGGGTCCGTTGGTGGAACGGACTGCTGGAACGGAACGCTCCCCTGAGGACCGGACCCAGCGCAGAGGGCGGCATTCGACCCTCGTCATGGAAAGGGTGAGCTGACATGGATCCCGTCACGCTGGTCATCGCGTTCGTCATCGGCTTCGTGTTCTTCGGCCTTCTGGGAAGGTCATCGCGCAAGCGCAAGTGAGCGGTCGATGGGCCAAGGACATGGAGCAACGCACAGCACTAGTGCTTGAGCGTGATGGTTACATGTGTTGGCTCTGTCACAAGCAAGGCGCAGATACAGCGGATCATGTCATCGCCCGCTCGAGTTCGATCGGCAGAGCGATGGGGCACGAGGTCCACGACTTGCGCAACCTGCGCGCTGCGCATCGCGCGTGCAACTCGCGTCGAGGAATTGGAACTCCACTTCCTCGAGCGCGTCGCTCGCGCTGGTCGTAATTCAAGTTGATTGGTAAATGAATGACGAATAAACGCGAGAAATTCGTCATGAGCACGAATTCACGGGGTGTTTTCTCTGGTGGGACGCTCCCTGAACCCCCAGCGAGGTTCGGAATACACCGAAAGCCCCGCCTTGACGTAGGAGTTCGGTGAAACCGCGCTGGGAGACGCCGAAGCCGCCCGGCGTGTGCGGTTCCTACGGGAAGTACGCGATCACGTGGGCACGCCGGAATCTCGGCATCGAGGTCGGTCCGTGGCAGGAGCGGGTCATCATCGCGATGCTGCGCTACGACCGCAACGGCGACCTGGTGCACCGGATCGCGCTCCTGTCGACGGGCCGTCAGTGCGGAAAGTCGGTCATCGTCCGGGTCGTGTTCGGCTGGCTCATGGACCACGGGCGGCGGCACCGCGCGTTCAGCTCGTGGACGACGCTCCTGGCCGCGGCCCACGACGCCAAGCAGGCCCGCATCATCTACAAGGGCGTGTACCAGGACCTGTCCTCGATCCCGAGGCTCCGCGAGGCCAGCCACGGCGTCCGTAAGCACCAGACCGTGCGCCTCACCGAGCACTTCGGGATCTCCGTCGGCGGGCTGACCCTCGACACGGTCACCGGCCAGCCCGGCAGCTCGCGCGGCCTGTCGGCCGGCGGGATCGCCTTCGATGAGGTGATGACCCAGAAGGACTGGGACATGTGGGAGGCCCTGAGCCCGACCCAGTCGGCCCAGCGCAACCCGCTCATCATCCTGACGAGCACCGCGGGACTGGCCGAGAGCGTGGTCCTCCGCAGCTTCTACGACCGCCTCGTGGGCATCGCCTCGGGCGACCGCAAGCCCGATCGCACCTTCTACGGCGCGTGGTGGCAGAGCCACGACCCCGATGCGGGCCTCGACTGGAAGCAGGTCCGCCAGGCGAACCCCGCGCTCGGGGACGGGCGGCTGACCAAGCACGCCATCAAGACCGAGTACGACATCCTCCCGCCCGACTCGTGGAAGCGCGAGCGGATGAACCACTTCGTGGACCTCAAGGCCGCCGGGGCCTTCAACGCGGGCGTCTGGGGTGCCCTCCGGACGCCCGCTCCCCTCGACGGCCTCGACGGCCCCTACGTCCTCGCGGTGGACGTGCAGTCGGGCTGGCAGCGGGCCACGATCAGCGTGGCCGGGATGCGCACGGACGGGAGGGTCGGCGTCGAGGTCCTGCGCGACATCCGCGACGAGCCCGGATCCCCGGTCACCGCGGCGCGCATCATCGCCGAGCTCGAGGGCTTCCCGGGCTACGTGGCGGCGATCGTCTTCGACAGCATCTCGGGCATCGGCCCCGAGCTGCGCCGCCGGGCGCAGGAGACGGGCCTGCCCTACACCGAGCTGACCAGGGGCGACTTCGTGGCCGCCTGCATGGACGTGACCGAGATGATCCACTCGGGCAGGCTCGCGGTGGACGACCCGCTGCTCGACGCGCAGATGCCGATGGTCGCCAGGCGCAGCGTCGGCGCGGATGGGGCGTTCTGCTTCTCGCGGGGCGACAGCCTCGGCCCGATCGACGCGTTCCTGTCGATGACCTTCGCCGCCAGCACGATGGCCGGCTTCCTCGGCTTCGGGCGAGTTCTTGCATAACTATTGCGTTATGCGCATATAACGCGTACCGTGGCCTTCCGTGAGGGCCCTCGATATCCTGTTCGGCCGGCGTGATGCCGTACCGACCCCCTCGCAGATGGTCGGCTTCCCGTCCGACGGCGGTCTTGTCTCCGCCGGGGTCACCGGCACCACGGCCCTCGGGCTCTCCGCCGTCTGGCGCTGCCTGGACATCCTGAGCAACGGGGTGTCGCAGCTCGACTGGTCCGAGAAGCGCGGCACGCTGGAACTTCCCGTCTCGAGGATCGTCAAGCGGCCGCAGGCCGAGCGCACCCGCCGCGAGTGGGTGAGCATCGTCGTCAGCACGCTGGCCCTCTACGACGTGTGCTACCTGCTCAAGGTCGGCGGCGAGGACGCCGAGGGCGTCCCGATGTCGCTGGTCTACGTCCAGCCGGCCATCATCCAGCCGACCTACTACGACGTCTACAGCCTGGCCATGCCGACGCGCTACCAGATCCTCGGCCAGGACGTCGACGCCTCGCGGCTGGTGGTCCTCCACCGCAGCCCGCAGCCGGGCGTCTGGGACACGCAGGGCGGCATCATCAACCTCGCCCGGGTCAGCTTCGCCGCGGCGATCGCGGCCGAGGGCTACGCCAGCCGCTACTGGCAGGCCGGCGGTCCCGTCGACCGCGCCCTGGTCGCGGAGGGCAACATGCCCGACTCGGTCGCGCAGCAGAACTCCGAGCGCTGGGCCGAGCGGCGGGCCAAGGGCCCCGACCACGTCCCCGTGCTGACGGGCGGGATGAAGCTTGAGCAGTACGGCGTCGACCCGACCAACCAGGCCGCCGTCGAGGCCCGCCGCGAGCAGGTCGCCGACATCGGCCGCTACTTCGGGGTTCCCACCCGCATCCTCAACGCGCCGACCGGCGACACCGAGACGTACGCCACGAGCGAGTCCGGCAACCAGGACCTGGTCCGCTACACCCTGCAGAACTACATCGGGGCCATCGAGGACGGGATCAGCGACCTGCTCCCCGGCGGCCGCGTCATGCGCATGGACACTCGACGGCTCACCGCCGGCACTCAGCTCGCCCAGGCTCAGGCGTTCCAGCTCCTGACCGGCAACAAGGCGGTGGTCGACGTGGACGAGGCCAGGGAGTGGCTGGGCCTGCCACCGGTCGAGAACCCGGACGATCTCAACCCCCCGGCCCCGACCCCGGTCGTGGTCGCCTCACCAGGAGGGCGACAGGATGCCCAGCAGCAGGACTGACAAGGAAGAGCCGAAGGACCAGCGCCAGGTCGACCGCGAGGCCGAGCTGGCCCGCCAGAAGGTGGTGACCGACGCGGTCGCCAAGCACGAGCTCGAGGCCCGCAAGGAGGCCGAGGACCGGCTGACCGAGCAGAAGCGCTACGAGGCCACCGGGATCCACACGGTCGAAGGCAAGCCATGAGGACCACCGAGGCCGCAGGGCACGTTCGCCAGGCCAGCGATGACCCGCGCGTCATCGAGGGCATCGTCGTTCCCTACGGACAGGTTGCCACCAGCACCCCGATCGGTCCCGAGGCGTTCGCCCCGGGCGCCTTCCGCGAGTCGGTCGACAAGTGGATGGGCCGCGGCGACGGGGCCAAGCTTCCCTTCCGGCCCGCTCACGGTGAGCGCCCGGTCGGCTCGGTCATCGAGCTGCGCGACACCGCGCAGGGCCTCGAGTTCCGTGCTCGTATCCGTCCCGGCAGCCGCGGTGACGACTACCTCGAGGAGGTCGGAGACGGCCAGAACGGCGTCTCCGTCGAGTTCAACGCCCCGGCCTCGAGCCGGCCCAATCGCAACGGCGTGACGATCCACCGATCCGCCGCCATCTTCGGTATCGCGGGCTCCGCGGCACCGGCCTACGACGGTGCGCGGATCGCGCTCCGCGACATGGAGGACATCATGGAGACCAACCCGCCGGTCGAGCCGGAGCCCACCCCAGAGCCGGCCCCGGAGCCCTCGCGCGGCGCCGTGGCTCCGATCGACCAGGCAGCGCGCCTCCAGGCGGAGCGCGACGGCCTGTCGCAGTTCCAGTCCAGCGTGATCATCACTCGCCCCGACGCCGTCTACGGACGGAACTCCGAGGCGAACTATATGCACGACCGCTGGATCATCTCCAGCACGTCGCTGTCGGGCAACAAGGGTGAAGCTGCCGAGCGCGTCCAGAAGCACGAGCGGCATCTTGCCGATGTGGCTATCGCCATGGAACGCGATGCCGAGAGCCGCAAGTTCGACCCGGGCTACAGCGAGCGGGCCAGCGACGTGCTCAGCTCGGAGATCCCGGGCGCGTATCCCAACGACTACTTGCCGGGCCTCCTGACCCCGCGCATCCTCAAGGGCCGCCCGATGGGCTCCGCGTTCAATCGCGTGCCGATCGCCGACGCCCGGCCGCGCATCTTCCCGAAGGTCACGACCTCCGGTACGGTCGCCACCTTTGCGGAAGGCGTGGCCCCCACGGCCACCGACATCGCGACCACGGCCGTGAGCGTCACGCCGTCCGCCTACGGGACCTACACCGACGTCAGCCGGCAGGCCCTCGACGGCGGCGACCCGTCGGTCCTCTCGATCATCTTCCAGGACCTCGTGGAGGCCTACGCGCAGGCATCGGAGACGGCCATCAAGACCGCCGTCGAGGCCGGTGCCACCGCCTCGGGCGTGGCCCTCACCAAGGCGACCCCGTACCCGACCACGCAGGCCAACGTGGTCAACTACTACGCCACCCGCTTCCGCCCGGCCGAGTTCGTGTTCGTGCCGTCGGTGGCCTACTCGACGCTGCTCGCCCACGGCGACACGACGGGCCGGCCGTTCATGCCCCAGATCGGGGCCATGAACAGCGACGCGACGGTGCAGATCGGCGGCGTCGGCGGGAACATCCTCGGCGCGCAGGTGCGCCTGTCCTGGGCGTCGACCCTCGACGTCCACGTCTTCGCGGTCGCCAACGACTACGTGATCTACGAGTCGAGCATCGCCCAGTTCACCTACGACCAGGTCGTGGGTCCGCAGTCGGTCCGGGTCGGCCTGTGGGCCTACCTCGGCATCGGCACCCGCCTCGGCGGGCTGAAGGTCACCGGCGCGTAGCCACCAGCGGGTGGCGGTTCCCCTGCCGCCGCCCGCGCCTCGGAGGACTCCATGGCCATCACCGCCTATCCAGGCAACCTCGCCACGTCGCAGGCCGGCACCGGCGACAGCACCAACACGATCCAGCGCTCGGGGGAGGTCAACCTTCGCCAGATGGTCCTGCGCGTCACGACCAACGCGGGCACCACGATCACCTTCACCATCAAGGGCAGCGTCGACGGCACGACGTTCTACAACATCCCCTACAGCGTGGGCTCGGCGGTCGCCGGCGACTACACGACCGCGGCCATCACCACGACCACGGCCAAGACCGAGCTGTACTTCCTGATGACTGGCCAGCCGTGGTTGTTCCTCAAGACCAACGCCAGCGCCAACACCGGCATGACGCCGACGACGGACCTGCTATGAACCAGGGCCTGCTCGTCACCGTCCTCGTGGTCATCTTCCTGATCCTCGCCATCCTCTGGCTCGTGGGGGTCCGCGTCTCCGTTGGCTGACCAGCTCGCGACGCTCGCCCAGGTCAAGGCCCGCATCAACCCGGCGGGCGTGTCCGACACCGTCGATGACACGCTCATCACCGAGCTGATCGAGCAGGTCTCCGACTGGGTCGAGCACTTCACCGGGCGCAAGCTCGTGCCGGTCACGTCCACGACCTACGTCGTGGACACGCAGTCGGGTTACGTGCTGCGCTTCCCGATCGGCGTGCGCACCGTGTCGGCACTCGGGGTCAACACGAGCGCCCACCAGCCCGACACCGGCGGAAGCTATACCGCGGTCAGCGCGGCGAACATCCTGCTCCGCCCCACGGCCTCGGAGCTGCCCTCCGGCTGGCCGGCGACCGAGATCCGCATCAGCCGGGCGGCGACCACGGGCCCGCTGCGCTTCGCCAACATCGAGAACGGGGCCAGTGTCACCGGCACCTTCGGCTTCGCGGCTACGCCGCCCGACATCCAAGCGGTCACCATCGACGCGGTGGTGGCGGCCTACCAGTCCCGCAAGAACGGGGCCTCGGGGGTCATCGGGGCCGATGGCGATGCCATCATCCCGTGGGTCAGCTTCTTCTCGAAGGGCAGCCCGCAGCGCGCCACCCTCGAGCGCTACCGCTACGTCGGGATGGGCTAGATGCCCGCCTTCGACAGCATCAACACCGCGCTCCTGGCCCGCTTCTCCGCGGCGCAGGTCACCGCGCCCGCCGGCGGCTACGACACGATCCGCGTGGCCACCGGCGACCTGCCCGGGCAGATGACCCCGCTGCCGACCGTGCTCGTGTTCCCGACGTCGGGGATCTACGACCAGAGGATGGGCGGCAAGCGCGACAGCACCAACATGTTCACGGTCCGCTTCTACTACAACCAGACCGGCGACGCCGAGCGCGACTTCGTGGCCCTGCGCAAGTGGCTCGATGTGCTCAGCGACCAGCTCGCGGGCAGCGTCCAGCTCGGCGGGCTGACGTGGTCCTCGGGGACGCGCCAGGGCGAGGTCACGCGGGCCAAGGTGGACGACTGGAAGATCGGCGTGCTGACCTACGCCGGCGTCCAGTACTCGGGCATCGAGCTGAACGTCAGCGTCCTGGTCAACGAGACGCTCACGATGGTGGCCTGATGGCAGCGCCGATCGTCCCGGGTTTCGCGAACATCACCATCGACGCGGCGGACTTCTCGAAGGCCATCTTCGCCTTCGGCCCGCTCTACGACATCGAGGCGGCCAAGGAGATCGAGGCCGTCATGGACCAGATCGGGCTCATCGTCCAGCGCGCCGTGCGCAAGCGCGCCAAGCGCCACTACCGGAGCGGCCGCCTGGAGAAGTTCGTGAACGTGGTCGGCGTCGGGGCGGGCTGGGAGCGGACGGTCAGGGTCCACTCCGGCGGCAGCGTGGCCCACCTCGTGGCCGGTGGAGTGCGGCAGCACCGCATCCCGGGGCACCCCCGCGGACCGGAGTCGAAGGCGCTGCCCCTCTTCGTGGGCGGGAGCATCGCGGGCTTCGCCGAGTCGACCCAGCACCCGGGCTTCCGCGGTGACCCCTACTTCCACGTCGGGGCGATGAACAGCCGCCTCGCCATCAACTCCGCCCTCAAGGCGTCGGCACGCCGCCTCGCCAAGCATCTTGCGGTCCTGCTCGCCGAGTCGGCAGGCCGAGCCGAGAAAGGACCGATCTGATGCCAGGAACGCAGGTCTTCACGTACGTCAACTTCGGGAAGGAGACGGTGCGCGGCACGCCGGTCGCCCCGACGCGCCAGTTCTACGACGACGGGGTCGGCGTGCTGACCGTCGAGTCCGGGCAGAACTTCCACGAGTCGGAGAACACCGGGCGGCGCTACCGCATCCGCCGCGTCACGCGGATGACCGAGGACGTCGGCCTCAAGTTCGCCACCAGCTCGGGCGTCGCCTACGACGATCTGGTCATCCCGTTCTCGCAGATCGCCGGCGGCAAGACCGGGGTCGGCGGCGGGGCCGATAAGACCTGGACGTTCACCCCGTCGGCGACCGCGGCCAACAGCCCCGAGGCATACAGCGTCGACATCGGCGACGACACGCAGAACTGGCGCTGCCAGTACACGATGCTGAACAGCTTCAAGATCAGCGCAGGCATCGGCGACGTCACGCAGCTCGAGATGGACGGCTTCGCCCAGCGCGCGGTGAAGGTGGCCAAGGCCACGCCCGCCATCAACGCCGCCATCAAGATCCCGGGCGACCTGTGGACGATCAAGTTCGCGGCCAGCATCGCGGGCCTGGCGGGGGCTAGCATCTCCACGAACTTCCTGCAGTCCTTCGACCTCGAGGTCCAGACCGGGCTCAAGTGGCGGCACTACCTCGACGGCAACCTGT